TGGCGGACAGGTTCGAGGATGATGTCGGGAGTGGGGATCCGGGCGAGCTGGTGGCGGCGATCGAGCGGCTGATCGAGGCGAAGATATTGGAGGCGATCCGGGTGGCGGATGAAGTTGATCGGGAGGTGAACTGATGGACTCCATTGAGCCATGATGGCGCGGCGATGAAGGGCAAGCGGCGCGATCTTGGCGGGCAGAAGTTCGGATTTCTGACTGTGCTGCCGCAGACCATGCGCGCGGTCAACAGGCATTACATGTGGCTGTGCCGCTGCGATTGCGGCGCGCGGGCGTGGAAGCGTTCTGATCGGCTGGTGCAGGGCAGGGTCAAGAGCTGCGGCTACGATTGTGAGATGAATGGCAAGAGACAAGTACAAGACCACGATTCCTGACTTCGGCGGCGATCAGACGTGGCTGCCGATCTATCTGGAATTCACCTCGCACATGTCGATTCCGTCCAAGGAGCTGGTGGGCGGGGACAAGCTGTCGCTGTCGGACGTGCGGTACAACTCGCAGCGGATGTTTCTCGAGCAGATATGCGCCGGTCTTGATGCCGGGGTTCATGATTTCAAGGTGCTCAAGGCGCGGCAACTGGGCGTGTCGACCGAGGGCTTGGCGCTCGATGTGTTCTGGCTCTCGGTGCATGAGAAGATCCAGGGGGCTCTGGTCACCGACACCGAGGCGAACCGCGGCAAGTTCCGCATCCTGATCGAGCAGTTCATCGAGTCGCTGCCCAAGGGCTTGCGGGTCGGGATCAAGCGGCACAACCGGGACGTGTTGGAGCTCAACAACGGATCGTGCCTGGATTACCTGGTGGCGGGGCAGAAGAAGACCAACGCGACGCTGGGGCAGTCAAGGGCGCTCAACTTCCTGCATGCGACCGAGGTGGCGTCGTGGGGCTCGGAGGAGGGGGTTGCCTCGTTGCGCGCGTCGCTGGCGCAGAAGCATCCGCACCGGCTGTACATCTGGGAATCGACGGCGCACGGCTTCAACCACTGGCACGAAATGTGCGACGAGGCCAAGGAGGACGCGATCACCCAGCGGTTCGTGTTCATCGGCTGGTGGTCGAAGGACGATTATTCGCTCGATCGCGGCACGCGCGAGTACAATCATTACTGGGACGACACGCTGAGCGACGAGGAAGCGCGGCTGTGCGGTGAGGTGGAGAAGCGCTACGGGTTTCGCATTACTCCGGGCCAGATAGCGTGGCATCGCTGGTATCGCTCGACGCAGTTGCCCAACGAAGATCTGATGAACCAGAATTTCCCCTGGACCGAGGACCAGGCGTTCATCCTGTCCGGGCTGTCGTTCTTTCCGCTGCGGCGGATTGCCGAGAACATCATGCACATCAAGGCGCAGGGGACCGTCTATACCGGCTATCGCTATCATCTCGGCGGGGACTTCCTGGCGACCGACATCGAGAAGGTGACGCGGCCGAACGAGTCGGAACTGCGCATCTGGGAGGAGCCGCATCCGGACGGGGTGTACGCCATGGGGGTGGACCCGGCCTACGGGCGCGGCGAGGATCAGAAGGACAACCACTCGATCGAATTGGTGCGCTGCTATGCCGACCGGGTGGTGCAGGTTGCCGAGTATGCGACGGCGAGCCCGGAGACTTATCAGCTCACGTGGGTGATGGCGCATCTGGCCGGCGCCTACAAGAACGTGGTGATAAATCTCGAGGTGTTCGGTCCGGGCAAGGCGGTGATGGAGGAACTGCGGCACCTCAAGCAGTTGCTCGACTTCGGCTATCTTCAGGGGAAGATGAAGAGCCTCGGCATGAAGGAGATTTTCGACTGCGTGCGCTGGTATCTCTACCACCGGCCCGACTCGCTTGCCGGCAACTACGTGTACAACTTCATCACCACGGCGGATTCCAAGCTGGTGATGATGAACCAGTTGCGCGACAACTACGCGCTCAACATGATGGAAATCCGCTCGACGGCGCTGTTGCGTGAGATGGAGAAGGTGGTGCAGGAGGGTTCGACCATTGCGGCGACCGGGCGCAACCATGACGACCGGGTGTTCGCCATGGGGCTGGCGAACAAGGCGTTCATCGACCGGCTCCGCCCGATGCTCATCACCGAGGGCTTGACCTACAACGTGGTGCAGCAGCGGGAGGCGATGCAGCGGGCGGCGCCCAACACGACCATGATGGCGCACATCGTCTCGTCGTTCTTCAAGGAGCGCAAGGACGAGAAGCAGGCGGCCGAGATCGCACAGCGCTGGCAGCAGGCGGGGATCGTGGAATGATTGTCCGGACCTACCACTGCGGCGAGTGCGACTGCGAGTTCGAGTTTCATTGCGAATCGAACGACGGCGATCCCGATTGCCCGATGTGCGAGCGCCTCCTCGACTGGCGCCCGAAGTCGTTTGCCATCACCGGCACCAAGGCCAGGGCGATCGACGTGACCCAGAAGATCCTCGAGCAGGATTACGGCTTGACCAACTTCAAGGACAACACGCGCGAGGGCGAGACGGTGGCGATGATGCCGACCGCGCCGAACACGACGGAGCGCGAGGCGGGAGTGAGGGCGATGAGCGAGATGGCCCAGCACATGGGCGCCCCGGCGCTCAACCCGGAGCAGGCCCACGCTGCCGCCGCCTTCTGGGGCGGGACCGGCGCCGGGGCCAGCATGAAGATCGGACCCAACGTTGTTTCACGTGAAGCCATGGTTGCGGGTGCAGCGCAGCAAACCGCACTGGCGACCGCCGAGGGTCGCAACCCGATGACTCTGCTGCACGAGGGGGCCAAGAAAGGCCATATCCCCTCGCTTGGCCAGATGACCCGGATCATTGCCCGGTCAAAGGGTTAGACGGCAAGCTTGACGCCGGGAAACAATTCTGCCCCTCGATCTGTTGCCAAACCTCACGGGAGGGGCGGCACAATGCCCATGGGGGCGAACATGATCGAGCCGGAATGGCCGGTCTGGCTGTGGATCGATTGGCGCAGCCGGACCCGAGTGCCCGGAATCAAGCCCAACACCGTGTTCTCGTATCTCAAGAAGCGCCGCCCCATGGCCGATGACAGGGGTGAGCGACATGCGATTGCCGAAGTCCGCCAAGAGCTTGGGACCGTGGGCGAAGGAACTGGTTGACGAATGCTTCGCGAGCCGGGAGGCTCGTGCCGACCTCAACCGGATGTGGCTATCGTACTACTATTGCGGTACGTCCGAGGGCCAGCAGGCGGTGTACAACCGTACCTTCGCGCATGTCGAGCGGCTGGGCTCCATGCTGTTTTCCCCGGTCGATGCTCGGTTCATGCTCGAGGGCGATTCGTCCGACGACGACCAGGCGCTCTCCATGCTTGCTGCCGGCGGCCGGCATCTCAACCGGGAATTCCACCGCTGCAACGTGGATCTGTGCTTCGGGTCGGCGGTGACCTGGGCGCTGGTCAAGGGCGCGACCCTGGTCAAGCAGTTGTGGGGCCATGACGGGCTCGAGCCGTGGCTGGTGCAGCCGGAGCAGTTCGGGGTGCTGCGCGAGGATATCGCCGACCTCGACCGGCAGGAGGCGTTCGTCGAGCGCACCTTCATGACGCAGAGTGCGCTGGCGCGCACCCTGGTCGACCACCCGAGCAAGAAGGCGATCATGGCTCACGTTGAATCTACGCTGAAATCACGCACCGATGACGATCCGGGCGCGGACAATTACCTGATGCAGATCGTCGTCGGCAGCACCGCCCCGGTCTCGACCACGCAGACCGGGCCGAACGCCATGGTCAACTGGATCAATACCGTGCCGCGGCCGATGCTGGCGCCCGAGGTGGTCAAGCGGCTGGTCCGGCTGGACGAATTATGGGTGGTTGACGACGATCGGCAGGACTACACGACGATCCGGACGATCGACGATCTTGTCATCGAGGGTGAGGATCGGCACCGTAACCTCTCGGGAGTAAAGGAAGAACACCCCTATACAAAGGTGTGCCCGAACGAGGTGGACGGCTATTTCTGGGGCCTGTCCGAGATCGCCAACGTGTTCAAGCTTCAGGAATTGCTCAACTCGCAGCTCGACCGTCTGCAGAAGGT